CAGCACAAATATAAGGACAGCTGCACGCAACATGATCAATCATAAACAAATGTTATCAATACAGCTGAGACCCTAGTCATTGCAACTAGATAAGGCATCTAATACAGCGTTAGACCCCCCCTGGGGGGAGTAGAAACGCCGCCGCTATAGCGAATAGACTTCAGAAATTTTCAATAAAATGTGAAAATCAGCTAAACGGTCCATCTTGAGGAATACTTGAACCAGACGCAACAGTCATTGTTGTATTTTGACCAGCATTAACGTTGACATTGAGATTAATATCTACTTGCTTCTGACTATCAATCAAAGACTGAGCATTAACCTTCAATTGGTTAAGACCAGCAAGTTGATCCTGCAAACCAGGAGTTAAACTTACCAATTCATCAATTTCTGCTTGCTTTTCAGTAATAGACTCAGCATTAGCGGTAACTGCAGCTGTGATATCGTCAATCTGTTCTTGGATCTCGTTAATAATTTCAGAATAAGCCATTAGGTAATCATTTTAGTGTTATTAGTCGGAGATTCCTCAATATCTGAGGCAAAGGAGGTATCGACATGACCTTCTTCATTGTTATCACTACCCCACTTCTCCATTTGTGGGATTGAGTAAGTGTTATACATATCTAAGCACCACTCCTTCAACGCTTTACCTGTATCGGTAAACTTAGCTACTCCCAACGTTCTCCAAGCATCCTTAGGATCATAGATAAGGCGGGAGGAGTTCTTGTAGTAAGTAATGAAGTGGTTAGGACCTTCTCTGACACGGTGGTACTCATACCTCATGTCTTTGGTATTAGAAGGGAAGTCAATGGATATCATTGTTACCGGTAGGTTTAGTAGTAGGGGTTAGAGGTAGGATTAAGTAGGTTAACCTACAGTACTTTCAAGGATGATAATGAGTGGAAGATTGTGTCTTTGTAGTTCACTAGATCATCAGAGAAAGGGGGAAGATTTATTGTCTTCCCCGCTTACAGAGTTCGATTCCACCCTTATCTCCCCCTGTATTAGTGAGTCATTGCACTAGATCCATTGCGCTGCAACGGATTTACCTTTTAGCTGTCGGGCTTGTTTTCGTTGGTCTAAAGAGAAGCCAAGAACAAGGTGATTAGCTGCTTGTTGGGGGTCATCAAGGAAGGCTTGATTCATATCTTGCCAGTCTTCTTGTCGTTGTAATTTAACGGTTTCGTAAGCACTAATTGAGAGAGCGTCGGTGTAATATTTAACACCTTGAGCAAGACAATCAAGTCTGTCGTCGTGTTTAACTGCGCCTTTTTCACGACACATTCTACTCATTTGGTAGAAAAGCATGTAAAGGAGGCGTTCTTCTGGAGCTGCGTCTGGGTTTGATTTAAAGTCCCATTCAATGACAGAGCGGTCAACAACAAGACGATGCTGATTAAGCACAGGCTCCAGTGCGTCAATAATTCGATCTTCTTTCCTAACATTAGCTCGTACCTCTTCGATATCGATTAATTGTTTAGTTTGTTGGAGGTGTTTTTTAAAGAGTTCACCTACCATACCGTCACCAAAGTTAGTTTCAATTAGTAGTTTAGTGACTCCATATTTCTTACAACCTTTTAGAATATCAAGTAACGTTCGGTCACTATACCCATCTTTGTAAGCTCGCATATTGTGCAAGTACAGAAAACCGTTTCGTTGGGAGATAAAAGCTGCAGCTGTTTCATCCGAGCCTCTACCCGACGGGTCAACACTGCAGATTGTCTCGGTGTAGGGATCCCAGTTTCCTTGGAGCTGCATTGGACTGTAGAAATAGTCTCCAGGTAAACCAACAATGGGGAGGTCTTTGATAACGTTTTGAGGGTCTGAGCACCAGACGACTGCATCGGGAGCAGTAGTAGGGTTAACAGAAGTGACGATAAGGTCAGCGCATTTAAGCGGAAATTTTTCAGCATCGGATAAGCTCGTATCTAACATGAACTGGAGCTGAAAGTTGCTCCTACCCATTGACGCTTCACGTTCAATCAGGTCTTCATCACTGAAGCGATCTGGGTCAGTTACCAGCCCGGCGGAGGCGCCACTATCCATGTCCTCCTGTAATTGGGGTGCCAATAACCCCTCATAATTGGCAATCTTCTTTGGATAACGTGCGGGCCACACGAACGGACGATAGTTCCTCTCCGCCAATTTTCTGTACACAGTAAAAGTGGTCTGGGGGGTGCCCAAGAATAAAATTCTAGAGTCATCTTTAGGAGTTAAAATAGATTCTGATTCAGTTACTAATTGAAGAAGTTTTTCCCGCATTAGCTCAGTCATTGAGTTACCGGGTACTTCGATGTCATCTAGTACCATCAGGTCTGCACGTGAACCAGTCAGCTGACCAGTAATACCTACTGATTTGACTGAGGGGGCTTGGTGAGGACGGCAATTAACATCAAAGCTGATACGAGACCAACGAGAGTTATCATTTTTTGGTTGAAGGTGAGAAAGCCAAGGTGTTTCGATGATTAACTTCTGTAGGAAGATAGACATAGCGTCTGCTCGTTCCTTTGAAGCAGAGATAATCATAATTTTGCGTTCTGGGTCTTTGAATAGAGTCCAAAGAACAAACGCTGCTGTAATCCAAGACTTACCAACACCACGGAAAGCTTGGATCTGTAGACGTTTAGGTCCGTGTTGTAGGTAATCAGCGATTGAATACTGAGCCCTAGTAGGTGGTGGTAGGTCTAATTGTTGCCAAACGGCAGTTAAAAAGTTTTTAAAATCGTCCTTTAAGAGGTCTAAAGTATTCATTGTGCTAGATTGTACCTAAGTGGATAGATAAGGCCCTTGTAGGGGCACAGAGGGGCCTTAGAGAGGGTATTAACGTCTAAACCGATCGTTAGCGTTAGCAGCTGTAGCAGCTTTAGGTTGTGTCTTTGGTTTATTTTTCTTCGGCTTGCTCTTATCTCCGTGAATACCTTTGGAGATCTTGAGACCCATATCCCGCACTTTATCTCGTTCAGCTTTTGTGGAGTTAGCGTTTAGCTTTTTCCGTGCTGCGATGTAAGCGGCATTACGTGAGTCACTAGCTCCTCCTCTTTTTGTAGGAGTAGCGGTTGCTCTGCCTTTAGGTGGGGTATAGGTAGGAGCTGGAGAGGCTTTAGGTTTAGTCTTTGAAGCAGGTGCAGGTCGAAGGATTTGACTGTTGTTGTCATTACCTGAACGAGCAGCTGCAGCTTCCCTATCCTTTCTTTGCTGCCTAAGACGTGCATTAATAGCTGCAGCGTTGTTAGGTTTCTTAGGTTTAATTGGCTTACCTTTGCTATCAAGCGTCGGCTCACCACCACCAAGTGCTTTACGGACAGCCCTGCCGCCTTGATAACCAATCCCACGTGCAACAGGTCTAAGAAGTGCTTCTGCTGCGATCCCTACAACATTGGAGAGAGGACCCATACGATTGCGTCCAATCTCTGCTTTAGCGCGTCTTACAGCAGCCTGCTCGCGTCTTACAGAAGCTGGGCTCTGTGAACCTGTACGAGTAGTGTTAGAAGGAGGATTAGTGTTTACATTTCTACGACGTGGTCTGTTACTCGTACTTACTGCACCACCACGTTGTCCAGGTGGTAATGCTTTTGGTGTTTTACTTGGTGGTAGCTGCTTTTGTCCTTCTACCTTTACTTTTACTTTCTCAACACGTGTTGAAGCTGGTGTAGAGGAACGAGTTTTAACTGGCTTAGTAGATCTAGCCTTACGTTCTTTTGCTTCGCGAAGTAAACGCAGCTGACGCTGCCTCATTGTTTCTTTTGGTTTTACACCATAAGATCTTTTTGGTTTTCTAGTAGCCATGATTAATTAATATGTTCAAGAATGAGTTGTTCTCTCTGTGTAATGCCGAATTTGGCTCTCATCCAAGTGAGCCAATTGTTACTTCCTTTGTCCTGATTGCAGCCCTTGCAGGCGCATACAACATTTGATAATGTGTCTCGACCCCCACGTGAGCGAGGATGTACGTGATCAATTGATAACTGAGATAAGTCATAAGCTTTTCCGCAATAAACGCATGTGTAATCAAAATGTTCCTTAATAGAGCGCCTCCAAAGACGCTTAGCATCGGACGAGGTCATGGCTATTAAGTTGTAAAGGTAGTGGTCAGGATTAGGAAGTAGAGGTGTCATTAGTAACGCTTTTTACTAGGTAGCTTGTCAGCATATTTTTTACCTTTTCTAGGTCGTGTACGGTTGGCTTTAGGTGATTCCAAGCGACCCATTGCTGGGCTTGTATGGCTTGCATCTTTGCCGTCACCGTTACCGTATGTACCTAGTTTACGGTTAAGTTTGTTAGCGTTAGTTCTGATTTTAAGACCTTTATCTGTCTTGTTATATTCGGATTGTTGTTGTAACCTACGCCTTCGGGCGGTAGGGTTTTGGCGGTAGTAGCTAGCCGTTGACTGCCTTGCCATATAACCTCTTTTGTACAAGTTCAGGGTCAATTGTTGGCATCAAGTTTGCCAACTTATCTAGTGGGTTACCGTCATATTGAAC